CTTCCTTATTGCCCTCCTCCGTTTTGGCTTTTTCAGCGTAACCGGATTCGTCAGGCAATTCTCCCACTATTTCAGGGATTTTTGGTTCACTCATTTTGTTAGTATTTAATGTTTATACGCAGTTGAGGTGGAAAAGAAGTTCACCCCAACTTGCCTATAAGCATTTTATTTTCTTTTTTGTTTTGCAGCTCTTAAACCCTTTAGGCTTTGCTCCATAGCATAATCAGAATCCCATATACGCTTTACTATTTCCTTTCCAGTTCTCCCCATAATCCTTGCTACATTGGCATATTCACTACCCTCTTTTTTGATTTTTTTCCAAGTATTGCTACTTAATTTTCTCCAGTCCATTATTTTTGAACATTAACAGTTACATTTGCCGCCGGCTTTTTGCTTTCAGTATTTTTCTTGGCTGGTTTCTTTCCTGTCTTGCCTGATTTCTCGCCAATAATCTGTTCCCTAGCTTGTCCGGCATAACCCTCTATCATATTCTTGGTCAGCGTAGCTTTATCTACTTCGGCGTGAGCGTTGAGCAAGTCCATATCCTCTTGCTCCATTTTCTTGTTCGGATCTTTGTAAAAGTCAAAGTGGAGTTTAACGTGTTCTTTGGTGACCAGTTCGCGCGGAGTAGGCGGGACTTTCTTGCCTCCTCCTGCTTGGAACGCCTGATTTTCGCTGTCAGCGCGTTCTATTGGGTTTTCGGTCATATCACCCTCACTACCAGCTTGATTTTGCATATCAGCCTGCATTTGTTCCGGATCAGCGTCCGAGATTAGTCCGAATTTCAGCCAGTTTACTAAGCGGTCTGCTTTTTCCACCGGATCAGGCAGTTCCAATTCTACGAATAAAGTATAGGGATCTAATGCCCCTGCCGTAAAAAGCTGCACGGCTCTTGCCACTTTATCCACTTTCATCATAGATTGCGGAATAATCAACGGCTCAATACCCTCCTCAACGTCGTGGTTAATAAGTTCCTGCATTTCCACGCCCTCTTTGCCGCCCAGTTTCTTTACCCAATGATTTTCTGTGTAAAACATTTTCATTAGTTGAATCCAGCCCTCTGTGATTTCCTTAATGGCTGATTCTACGGCTCTTGACTGCATACGCACCGGAGTTTTGTCCGATTCAGCGTTTAACTGGTCTTGTCCGAGCGTATTTGCCTTGCCAGTTCCCCTTGATATTTCGTGTGAGCCGAATAAGTCGTCAATATACTGCTCGTCGTGCGCCATATCCTCTAAAATCCCTGCCAGTTCAGGAAAGGTCGGGGCTATTATCTGCACCGGCTTGTTTTGAGTTTGCATATCAGCAAATAAGACTTGGAACGGCTCGTCAGAAATGGCAGCGCGCTCCTCCTCATTAAAAGAGTTGCTATCCACCACCAGTTTAATGTTGCAACCACGTAAATTGTCAGCAATTTGGCGCTTTTTACCGATATAATTGATCAAAGTTTCCTCTACTTGCGCTATCAGGTTACTGGAATAGAATTTGCCCAGCATTTTCATAGACGGAAACTGCACAAATGGCTTTCGTGGCTCTGATAGAAAGTTGACTATAGGCTGAAATGCGTCCAGTTCCTCTGGTCTAACTATCATTTTAACAGCTTCTTGTTCCGATACGCCTGCCAGTTTAGCTTTTGCAAACTCCTCCGGCTTGGTATCTTTCGCCCAGTCCGTAATTTGCAGAAGCGGATCGCGATATTCGTAATAAGGGTTTTTCTTTTTCTCTAAAATAAGCCTGTCGCCAGTTTTCCCATAAACCATAGATACTAAAAGGTCATTTTCCCAGTATTCATACAACCTTGCCACGTTGCCACGTCCAGCGCCTTTTAAGTCCACCTCTGAAAATACGCCGGTTTTAAGGAGTGAGGGGCTTTTTATGTTTTCAAATTTAATCTGTTCGTAAAAATTAGGATAGTTGTCTTTCCACCACTTCCGGCTCTTTAAGGGGTGATAACACAGCCACTCGGCGTCCTGAATCGTGGTCGCTTCGGGACTGATCGTAATTTCCTCAATTAAAACCGCTTCAAGGTCAAAGTCGTTCTTGTCATAATTCCAATACCATTTGGCAAAGCTATCCCGCTTTATGCGCGTATCAAACAGGCATTTGGTAATAATGTCCATAAAATTGACGCGGATAAAGCCGTATTCAATAGCGTTCTTTACTCTGTCGGCTCTTTTAATGGACGGCGGCGTGTCTTTGGCAGGGATCATTTGCACTTTTGGCAAGTTGTCCGTATCCATACCAACTAAGTTGCGAATAGTCAAATACACCCTGTTATAAAGGGCTTTGGAGTTGTATTTCGCCAATTCGTTCGTGCCTAATTCGTCAATCTTGCCTAAAAATATCTTTTGATTCCTTTCCACCTCTTTCATTATGAGGTCGTAAAGATCTTTGCCCTCGCCCATTCGGAGTTCTATCTTTTGCCCGATCAGCGTGTCGGTATCTTTAGCTAGGTCTATATCCGCTTGGGCGTCCTCTGCCACTATTTCGGATATTTTATGTATGTCCTCTGCCATTTATTTGAGTTTTATGAAGTCTTTAGGGTTGTTTTTTATTGCGTTGTTTAATAATTGGGCGTGCGGATCAAGCTGTTTTGTCTTTTGTTTTATTTCAAACTTGTTGACCGCGCCGCCAGTCTGAATATCCGGACGGCTCATTATGATATATCTAATTGCGTCAGTCGTGTGGTCGTCTTTCTTTCGTGGCGCTTCGTCCGGATCATTCTCGTTGGTGGGGATTATCTTTTTCCATTTGTAGCCCTCCATTTCGTCTATTGAGGTCGGACAGGTGTCAAAGATAAATAGTCTTGGCGCGCCTTGCTTCTTGGTCGCTGGGTGAACGCGCTCCGGATCAAGCCGGAAGTATTTGTGCATACGTGCTATACCTGCATTTACGTCGTTATGCGCGTATTTCATAGGCATTTGGTATCCGAACACCTTTTGCCACTCCTCTTTGTATTCTGTGTCAATTTTACGCCCTGAAACGCCTCTAACGCTTTTCGTGCTGGGATCTATCACCACATAATCCAAGTCGTCGTCTTGATTTAGGTCTTTGATGTTTAAAATGTGCTTGTCAACGCCCTCGCCTGTTTTCACGTATTCCCTGTAAATGAATATGTCGCCCTGCGGGTTGCTGGCTGCCCAGATAAATGTGCTAGGGTTTCGCTCGCCGTGATCCAGTCCTGCCACTTTCGTCCAGCTTTCAGGGATAGCAAAGGGTTTAATCACGTGTATCTCTCTTATAAAATCAGGAAATATCTGCCCCTCAAACACATTCCAACTGGCGCGGACGTATCTTTCGTATAGGTCGCCGGTGTATGAATTTAAAACTGCAAGGTAGTCGTCGGGTAAATACTTGTTCTCGTTGGACGGCGCTTTTATTATCCAATACTGTTGCAAGTCCTGCTCTGTCTTGATCCCTTTGCCTAAAACAAACTGCTTATAAGTCCAATTCTTGCCCTCTGAATTGCTAGTGAGCAGTCCGACGCGCTTTTTGTGCTTCTTATTCCGCAGCCGCCCTTTTAATACGTTAAAGGTCAATTCGTCAACTTCGTTCACTTCGTCTATCCAAAACGTGCCAATTTCCAGCGATTTAAGTTTTTCTATGTCGTCCAGTCCCCACGTGTATATTTCGTGTCCGTTTATCATTGTTATCAGGTTTTCTGTCCGGTTGTATTTCCTGATCAGCCTCTTGTCGCATACCTCAAAGAAAGTTTTTAAAGTGGTGGCTTTCAGATCAACTAACGTCTGCCGTGCTATCAAAGTGCGTCCATTTGGCGCTGCCATAGCCAGTCTAATCACGGCTTGGCTGCCAATAAAGGTCTTGCCTGATCCAAAACCTCCGCAATACCACACGAATTTAGCTTTTTCGTTATCCTCAACGTGGTATAGGAATAGTTTTTGTTTTGGTAGCGGCTCAAAGTCCTGCACAACTTCGCCGCGCTCCTCTTTTGCCTCCATAAATGTTTAATGTTATTCCGTGATTCTGTCGCCGCTCTCTTTTATTTTATCAAAATCTTTTTTATCTTTCTCTGTGTATAATGATTTAAAAATAGCTGGGTTCTCTCCGGTAAAGGCTATGCGCTTCGTGTCAACTAGCATACCCTTGACCTTGCCAAGCATTTCTACCATTTTCGCGCCCGCCATAGCATACTTCTCGCTTGATAATCCTAATTCTATAAAATTAAGTGCAAAGCCGGTGATCCTATCCTCTGTAATTTTCTGTGCTTCCAGCTTATTATATAATTCAGCTTTCACAGTAGCGTTCGTTAGCAGCCTACTCGCATTTACTCTTGCCGTTTCGTCATTTTTAATATCCGGATATGCCTTTTTGTATGCCTCCTGTCCGTTCCCTCCATTTTTGATATATTCGTCTAAAAAAATAATCCAGCGCAGTCGTAAGCCGTCCTGTTTTATGTCTAATTCTTTCTCCTTTGTGCTTCTTGCTACTCTAGCCTGTTTCTTTCTACTCATAAGCAATTTTTTTTATTACCGGCTGGCGAAGCCTCTATCCCCAAGCCTTTGCCGCCAGCCGCCGTCCTCCTAGTAATTGCTAGGTCATTTGCCAGTTTAGGATAATAAGCTGGCTCACTAACGTAGTTGCTCACAGTAACCGGACAGAGGTTTTGCAAGGTAGTCGCTAGGAAATATGTGTAAAAATGCTATTTTATCCATAAAAAAACAATAACACGCTCCTCCGGTGTTATTGTTATTATTTAATCTTATTGTTTCGCCTTTTTACTATTCCTTATTAGGAAGTATAGCACGTCCAGTAAAAAAAGTCAAGCCTTTTCTTTTTTTTCCGGCAATACTTCCTTGAACTCTATGCCTAACGCCTTGAAATTGGCAAGGTCTTTCTGTTCTAGCGTCTTTCTGCCGGTAATTGCCTGAAAGATCCGCGCCGTTTTCTCGTCTTTGATATAAAGCCGTTCTATACCATACACATTTTTGGCGTAATACTCTAGCATAACCCCTCCGTTCTAGTGTTTAATGTTTAGTTCAGCCGGCTATTGAAGTCGTTAATAAACCGGTTGGTATTTTGGTATAATACCTCTGTATCGTTGATCTTTTCTAATTCCTCAAAAACGCCATTTGGCAAGTCCTCCACGCCGCGAATTGTAAAATGTAGTTCTCCTAGTCTGTCGCGGTAGTTTTGCTCTGATATAACTCTTACTAAAAGCCGTTTTTGGCTCGCTGTTAATGCTCTCATTTTATTATTATTATTTGTTTAATCGTTCCGGCTCGTGGATATTGTTCAAACTCCAGTAGATAAAATCCTTTATGGTTTTAACTGCTGCCTCTTGTTTCTTTTTTTCCTCGTCATAACTGTCCATTTGTTCCACTTGTTCCTTTAGGAATATAATCGCGCTATTTGCGTTTTTGATATATTCCTTTT